ATGTGGTTAAATTGTCTTGGGATCCGGCTCTCCCCCGTTGTTGGCGTAGAGCCGGAATCCCTCGGTGATCCCAGTGTTGCGGGTGAAGCGCCACATGGCGGCGAGACTTTGCACCGCTGGGCTGCCCGGATCACCGGCGGTTGGCGATTCACCATGCACAACGGGACCACCGAGGGTTTTCACGCCAAGATCGAGGCCTTGTCGCGTCAGGCCTTCGGTTTTGGCAACTTCCACAACCATCGATCGCGGATTGAGGTCTTTAGTTCGTGAACTTGGTCCGAATTCCCGGTCTGCCCCCTTGACGGGCCAGGAAACGCGGGCCGGACGAGGGCGGGGTGGTGGGCCCTGCTGGATTCGAACCAGCGACCAACGGATTATGAGTCCGCTGCTCTAACCGCTGAGCTAAGGGCCCAAACCTTTCTATTTCAGTATCTTACGTCGATTTTGGGGCGCCGTCAAAACCTCTACTTTGGCTGAATCTTTGACAACCTTTTCCCCGCTTTCGCGCTTCGAAGCGTTGCGCGCCTCCAGCCGCTCGAAGGCCCGCTCCAGCGAGTCCGGCGAGGGATGCACGTACCGTTGAGAAACCGTAACGCTGCTGTGGCCGGCAATCCGCATGATCGTAAAGGCGTCCGCGCCCGCCTCCCCGAGGCGAGTCAACATCGTGTGGCGCAGGGAGTGAATCACAAAATCGCCCGACAGATTCAGTATCTCACGCACGTCGTCGTGCTGGTGGTCCAGGGATGTCACCAGGATCGGCGCGCCGGTCGAATCGCCTGGAAACACCCACTCGGACTTGGAAGCCGCCTTCCGCGCCGCCAGCATTTCCGCGACGCGCGGCGTCAGGCTCAGCGTGCGCTTGGCGTTCTTCGACTTCCCCTTGCGGATGCGGACGTAGCCGTGCCTAGCGCCGATAGCTGGCTCCAAATGCACATCCGTCCACTGGAGCGTTGCGGCCTCGCCCACGCGCACGCCTGTATCGAGCATCAGGAGCGCCGCATCGCGTAACGGCTGAGGGGCGGCGGCCAAGTAGGTCTCTTCCAGTTCGTCCGCAAGCACGAATTCCCGGTTGCGCTCGCCGTCCAGCCGGCCGATGGCGGGAACCGCCGGGATGAGGTTCCACTTCTTCGCCAGCCGTAGCGCCCGGCTCAGCGTGGCCAGTTCCCGGTTCACAGAGCCGGGGGAGAGTGCTCTGCCGTAGCGGGACAACTGGCGCCGCCGAGTCTGCTTGTAGGCGTCGATCATCTCCTCAGCAATCGCGTCCAGCCGCGCATTCGCCAGTGGAGCGTACTCTAGCAGCCTGCGGTATTTCTCCTTGTAGAACGAAACCGTCTCGGGGTGCTCGGCGCAAGCCGTCTCAATCTCGGCCGTGAAGCGCGCCTCGAACTCCTTCAGCGTGGGTGCTGGCGGCCGGTCTTTGATCCCGACTTCTCCTTTGGCAAGCTCGGTTTTGCGCGCCGCTTCGATCTGTTCGGCGGTTCGCTTGTTCGTAACTTTCGTGCTTTCCCTGATGCGCTCGCCGTTGAACACGAACGAGTACCACCAGATGCGGGACTTTCGCGTCTTGCCCGTTTTCGGGTCAGGGTAGGTCGGACGGTAGACGGCCATTCTCCGGTTCCTCTCCTCGTTTTGGACGTTATACCATCTTCACCGGCCAGAAACGAACTGGCGGACAATGCACCTGGTACACGGGGCCTGGATGCGGCGTATACAAGTCTACAAACACTTCTATCTACTTGTATACAAAAGACTTACTGTTGACATGACCCGCATTGCGCGTTAGGATTCTGCCATGCCTACACCCAATTTGCTGGACACATGGGAGCAAGCGGTGCGCCACGATATCGCCTGCGCGCTTGAATCCGCCGACACCCGGACGCTGGCGTTCGTCCGCGACCTGCTCGCCTACGTCGATAGCTGCGGCGGCCTCGATGCGGGCATCGCTCAAATGCGCGTGGACGCCACAAAACGCGAGCGGTAGACCTGGTACGCGGACGGCGTCTGCGGTTTGCCGGCGACCATGGCCTTCATCCGCGCCGCATGGTCGGCCAGCTTGAAGCCGGACATGTACAGGGCGTGCAGCGCCGCCGTGGCATAGGCGCGGCAGTCCAACGCCTCGTTGCGGACGCCGTCGGGCTTCTGAAAGTACCGCTCCGCCCGGCCGTGAACGGTCCGCGTCTTGATGCGCTCGGCGGTCACCATGTCGAACCAGTCGCGCTCGCGGTTGAGCGGGAAGTGGCAGAAACCCGGCCCGGGCAGGTTCACCCGCAGCTTGGAGTACACCCTCTCCTTCGCCGTGTCCACGCCGATCACAAAGAACTCGCCCTTGTGGACGCCCTTCGATGCTCTCCGCGGCCAGATCGGTTTCCCAAATCCAGAGGCACCTTTCACCGCGTACACCTTGCGGCTCAACCGCGGCCGGCAGAACTCCAGCACCTGCGCCATCTCGAAGCCCGCATCAACGCACACCGCGGTGATTGGGAGATCGAGCCCGCTTTCGTGCTTCAACTGTCGCAGGAGCAGCGCATCGAAATCTGACCACACCTCCGGTTGCCCGGTATCGCCGTACAAAACGTAATATCCGACGGACCAGGATTCCTCGCCATCGCCCCAGCCGACAATCTCGACTTCGATGCGGTCGCCCTGCACGTCGGCGCCCGCCGTCAGCAGGCACGCGCCCATCGGCACTTCCGCGCCAAACGGCTCGCGGCGCGCGTACAGCGCATCGGCGTCAAGCGGTAGCGCCGCCTCGTCCTTCCAGCACTCGCCCCAGACGGTATTGACGAACACCTGAAGCGTTTCGCCTCCAGGAACTCCGTTGCCAGTTCGCCCCAGGACGGCCAGCCCACGGGCGCGTACAGCGCGCTGATGTGATAGCCCCGCGTCTTGCCGTCGCCGGCCGCCGTCGCGCGCCACTCGCCGCGCGCCAGCATCTCCGTCTTCTGCCAGTTATCGATCAGCGCCTCGCACCCCTCGCAGCGGTACCGCGCCGTCTCGGGCTGATCTTTTTCCCAAACCACACCAGACCACACCAGCACCTGGTAGTGCCCGCACCGTGGGCACGGCACGAAGTACCGCCGCTGGTCGCTGGCTTTGTACAGCGCCTCGATCCGGCTCAACCCCTCCAACGTCGGCGTGCTGACGGCCAGGATCTTCCGCTGCGATCCGAAGGCCACCGTGCGCTTAACGGCCAACTGAACCGGGTCGCCCTCGCTGGCGGCGTCCGCCGGCCAGCCGTCAACCTCATCGCACAAGACGTACTTCGCCGGCAGACTGCGCAAGCCGACCGCGCTGTTTGCGCCCGTCAGGATCAGCACCCCGCCGGCGAATTCCTTCATCAGAATCGTGTTGCCGCTGTCGCGGGAACGCGGGTCTTTAACGCGCCCGCGAAGCACGGGCGTGCTCTCGATCAGCGAGTCCAGCCGTTGCTTCGAGAACCTCTTCGCCATCTCGACGGACGGTTGCACCAACAGCGTAGGCGCGGGTGCGTGATGCATCAGGTAGCCGCAAGTGTTCAGCAGCACCTCGGTGCCGCCGCACTGCGCTGCTTTGACGAAAACCACGCGCTCGCATGGTGCGGACGGCGAGAGTGAGTCCATGATCTCCCGCAGGTACGGAGTCCGGTCCGTGCGCCACGGCCCCGGCTCCGGCGAGGTGTTGTCCAGGACGCGATGGGCATCGGCCCATTGGCTCACGGTGAGGCGCGGCGGCGGCAGCAGGGCTTCAAGCGCCTCGCACCAGACCGTGAACGCGCTACATTGCTGCGTCGGCATGAATCCCTCGGAGGCATTCTTCAAGCTCGTCGCGGAGGATGGCGCGCACCTCGTCCTCCGGCCGGTTCGCCAGGCGCGCCGCCAGCCGGTCGGGCAGGATCAAGATGCGATCCTTGAGCGCCGACAAGCCCTCGGCCCATGTCTTGCGCACCTCGGACGCCACCAGAAGCATGCCGGCCCGCTGCGCGGCTTCCATCTCGCGTAGGCGTGCGAGCGCCACTTCCTTTCGGCGCCGCGCCTCGGTCGTGCTGATCTTGGCCTCCTGATCGGCTTTCGACAGCTTAGGCATCAGACGTTCTCCCGCAGACTGAGCCAGGCGCCCCCCGCCGGGTCCGTCATGACTTGGAACGCTTTGTAGGTCGCGCCGTCAATCATGACTTCATCGCCCGCCATAGGCGGAACTGCCAAGTCCGCCAGATTCACGAACAGTCGCGCGTAGACGCCATCGGCGCGGCGCTGCTCATCGGTCGCCCGCTCCACAATCGCCGCGACCTGCAACGGCTCACCCGCCGCGGGCTGGTAGGTCACCGTCTGCCCGAAGGTCGAGATGCACCGCCGGTTGAGCGAAGA